CGGTAAGATTGATGACTCTTTCAATAGTGATGTTGATGAAAAAATTAAATTAATTAATAAAGTTGGTATTAGAGATGAAAGAGGAATTGATCCATTTACAAATATTGATTCTAATTTAGATGATGATTATAGAGAAGTAATACCAACAGGTATATCCAAGATAGATGAATTAATGGGAGGAGGTCTTGGTAAAAAAGAATTAGGATTAATATTAGCAGCACCCGGAACTGGTAAATCAACGATCCTTACAAAAATTGCAAATACTGCAATAAATCATAAAAAAAATGTTCTTCAAATAATTTTTGAAGATACATATAAAGAAATTATTCGTAAACATTATTCTATTTGGAGTGAAGTACCTTTAAGTGATTTTAAGGATAGTAAAGAATTAATTAAGAAAAAAGTACTTCAAGTACAAACGAATCCGAATTTGGGTAAATTAGTTCTTGTTCGTTTTCCAGAAGAAGGTGTTACAATACCATCAATTAAAAGATGGATAATTGAATTTCAAATTGAAACAGGGATAATATTTGATGAAATTGTTTTAGACTATATCGATTGTGTTGAGTCAGATAGAAGAATGAAAGACAAATTAGATGAAGAAATGAGAGTCATTAAATCAATGATAGTTCTTTTAGATGAATTAGATATTCCCGGATGGTCTGCAGTCCAATCAAATAGATCAGGAGCAGTAAGTGAATTTATTAATTCAAGTCAGATTGCTGGTAATTTTAAAAGAACACATAAAGTCCATTTTTTTATGTCAATAAGTAAAACACCAGAACAAAGAAGACATGGAAGAGCAAATGTTCAAATATTGAAATCAAGATTTGCAAGTGATGGTCAACAGTTTGAAGATATAATATTTGACAATAATAAAATGTCAATAATTATAACAGATAAACCACAAAAAAATTACCAAGGTGGTACTGGTCATACATTTACACAAGAAATTAAACCTGATGATTTTTCAATAAATATTGATTTATTGAAACAATTAGATGAATTTTCAGATGTTACAATTGTTGAAAATAAAAAAATAGAATCAGAAATTATTGAAAATTTAAATGATGAAGAAGAGTATGATCCTCTAAAAGAGGCACTTGCAAACATATAAAAATATTTAAATTATATTTTTTTATAAGTTCTATTCTTTTAAAAAATGATTTCTATTTATTAACACCCATTTATAAAAATAAAAATTCATGAATAATATTTTTGAAAAAAGAGATTCTATTAAACCATATGAATATCCTAACTTAATGAAATTTACCAATGCAATACATAATAGTTTTTGGATTCCAGATCATTTCACATATGATAGAGATGTAATTAATTATAAAGTTGATCTTAATCCTATTGAACAAGATATTTTAAAAAAATCAATGTTAGCAATAGGTGTTGTTGAAAATAAAGTAAAAACATTTTGGGCAAGAATTGATATGAGAATGCCTAAAACTGAGATAGCAAATGTTGGTCATACATTCGCAGCAAATGAAGTAATACATCAACTTACTTATGAGAAATTATTGAATTTATTAGGTTTAGAAGAAGAGTTTCTTCATATACATGAAGTTCCTTGTATGAAAGGAAGATCAGAATATTTAAGTAAGTATTTAACTGGTGTTCATTCAAAATCAAATAAAGAATTTACAAAATCATTAATTCTGTTTACTCTTTTGGTTGAAAATGCAAGTTTATTTTCACAATTTTTAATTGTATCATCTTTTAATAAATATAAAAAAATGTTAACCAATTTTAATACAGTAATTGGTGCAACAGCACGTGAAGAAAATTTACATGCGAAATTTGGTGAAGAACTTATTACAATTATTAGAAATGAAAATCCAGAATGGTTTGATGATGAAATGGAAAAAAAAATCAGACGAAATATACAGAAAGCATATAAAGCAGAAGTTGAAGTTTTAAATTGGATTTTTGAGAAGGGTGAGTTAGATTTTTTACCTAAAAAAAGTATTGAAGAATATTTAAAATATAGATTTAATAAATCATTAAAACAAATAGGATATGAAAATGAATTTGAATTAGATGAAAATTTACTTTCATATTCCAACTACTTAGATGTTCAATTAACAGCAACAACATCATTTGATTTCTTTTCAGAGAAGTCAACAGATTATGCACATAACTCTGCTTTTGATGAAGATAATTTATGGAATTAAAATAAAAATAGATAAAGATGAAACTTAATTGGCTAAAAGAAGATCAAATAGAATTTTTAAAAAGAGGTTATTTAGAAAATGATCAAACACCAGAAGAAAGATATAAAGAAATTTGTGATACTATAGAAAAATATTCACTGAAACTTTCAAAAAGTGTTGAAGCAATTGAATATTGTAAAAATATTGGAAAAAGATTTGAAGAATATATAAGTAAAGGATGGGTATCCTTTTCAACTCCAGTTTTTATTAATTTTGGTAAAAAAGAAAATTTAGCAATTTCATGTAATAAAAGTATACTTAGCGATTCACTTGATGATATATATAAAGGTATTCATGAATTGGGAATGTTGGCAAAATATGGTGCTGGAACATCACAAAATTTTTCAAAATTAAGACCAATTGGTTCTAAAATAAATACTGGTGGAGCATCTAATAGTATATTAGATTGGATTGAATTATATGCTGATATGATGTCAAAAACATCACAAAATAGAGCAAGAAGAGGATTTTTAACAGCGTATCTTTCAGTAGATCATCCAGAAATTATGGATTTTTTAGATATTGGTACACACAGAATGCCAACAGAAAAACAACGTTTTTTTCAAACAATTACAACCGCAGTAACATTACCTATTGGATGGAGAAAATCTTTAAAAGATGGTGATTTAGAAAAACGTAAAATTTGGGCAAAAATATTAAAAACAAGAAAGGAAATCGGATTCCCATATATTATTGATCTTGAAAATGCTAATGAAAATAAACCACAGGTTTATAAAGATAAAAATATGAATATTAGTACTTCTAATATTTGCACGGAAGTTCAAGAATATGCTGATGATAAAAAAACATTTGCGTGTTGTTTATCTTCTGCTAATGCATATTATTTTGATGAATGGGAAAATCATCCAAATTTCATATTTGATATGAATATAATGTTAGATTGTGTTATTGAAGAATATATTGAAAAAGGTAAAAAACTTTCAGGTCTTGAAAAATCTGTTAAATTTGCAGAAGAACATAGATCAATTGGATTAGGAATTTTAGGATTTCATTCATATTTACAAAAAAAATCTATAGTATTTGGTGAATTAGCTTCATATTCAGTTAATCATAGAATTTTTTCTAAATTAAGATCAGAATCAGATAGATCATCTAAGTGGATGGCAGAACATTTTGGTGAACCAGAAATGTTAAAAGGTTATGGTTTTAGAAATACAACAAGATTAGCACAAGCACCAACTAAGTCGACATCATATATTATGGGAGGATTAACATTAAATCTTTCTGAGGGTGTTGAACCACACAAATCAAATTATACTTCAAAAAAATTGGCTAAGATTCAATCTGAAGTTAAAAATAAAGAATTGATTGATTTATTAGAAAGTAAAGAAAAAAATAATAAATCAACATGGGATTCAATACTTTTACACAATGGTTCTGTTCAACATTTAGAATTTTTAACTGATAGAGAAAAAGCAATATTTAAAACATTTTCAGAAATATCACAAGTAGATGTTATTAAGCTTGCAGCTCAAAGACAAAAATTTATTGATCAAGGTCAATCTATTAATATAATGATACATCCTGATACTCCAGTAAATGAAATAAATAAATTACATTTGCTTGCTTTTGATGAAGGTTTAAAATCATTATATTATCAATATTCAATTAATGCTGCACAAGAATTTAATAAAGATTTATTGACTTGCTCAAGTTGTGAAGCATAATAAATTTTTATAAAAATTATTAATTAAATGGTATGTTTAACTTTAAACATACCATTTTTTTTGATTTTATATTTTAGTTGATTTCATTTAAAAACAACTATTTATATGAAATTGAAAATTAATGACATTCAATACAAGGCCAAATATTGACAACAGACAATTTAGGCAACTTTCTGGTGATAGTATAACTCTCTCTGGATTAACTAATTTTTTAGGGATTTTACAATCCAAAGGTGTTGAAATTGATGCAACTGCTACAGGTGCAACATCAGGTTTTGTATTAAAATATAATGGAAGTAAAATTTTATTATCTCCAGACCTTGCTGGTAGAGGAAATGCATTAACAGACATAATTTCACAATCTGGACATGGTTTTACTGTCGGTTATGTTGTTGGTTATAATAGTGGAACAACATCATATAGTGGTGTAACTGCAACTAGTGGAAATACTAATGAAGTAATTGGTATTGTTAGTAAAGTATATAATGCAAATACATTTGAAATAACATATCAGGGTATAGTAACTGGTATGACATCACTTTCACCTAGTGCAACATATTTTTTATCTACAACAACTCAAGGACAATTAACTACAACTGAAACAACAACAGTTGGAGAAGTTTCAAAGCCATTATTTGTTGCATTGTCAACTACATCTGGTTTATTTATTAATTGGAGAGGAAATATAATAACTACTGGATCAAGTGGAGGTGGTGGAAGTAGTGGTTATCCCGCAATTGGACAGCCAACAGATGGAACATTTTCTGATGGACTTTTACCGTTAACTAGTGGAGATACAATTGCTGATACTGTTGATTCATTTAATGAATTATTTGCGGTATTAGCACCATCTCCTGCACCATCATTAACAAATATTAGTAAAACTGGAACTGGGACATATGTTGCTGCCAAATTATCATTTGGTACATCAAATAATGATGTTGGTTATACTTTAGTGAGTACTGCCGCAGGAAATACTGCAGTTGATATTAATGGTAGTTATAATATTGGTGGTACTAGATTAGGAGTAACTAATGGTACAAATATTACAGGTATATTAAATGATAATGTTATAGCTGGTTCATCATATCCAGCAGATAGTTTTGGTGATGCCGATAAAGGTAAATTAAAATTATATTTAAATAATGTATTAATTGATTCATTAAATTTAAGTGGTACTACTGCTTCAACTAGTAGTACAAGAATGACAGTATCTGCAGCCAGTCCAGTATTAACAGGAAATGGATCACCATTTAACTTTTTTAAATATAGAACAGGAACATATACTATACCTAATAGTTTATTCTTAAATGGAATGAATTATCTAAGAATATTACATGATAAAATAACTTCTACTGGTCAAACTAATTATCTTGAATTTGTATATGATCCAGATTTGAGTGTGATGGCTTTTTCAACCTCTCCAACTTTAACAAGTTTAAATTTGGTTGGAAGTAAATTTATATCTGGTGTTCAATATCATGCTAGTGGTACTGTAAATTATAGCGCATCAACAAATAATGTATATAGAAATACTTATTCATTATCAACAACAGCATTTTCATATCCATCAAGAGTTAATTTAAGTGATGCTACAACAATTACTAAATCTGGTGTTGGTATAATAACAGAAACAAATGCAAATAAAAATTTACCTGCATTAAATCCGGGTGTTAGTAATCCAGCACAAACAAAATTAAATTTAGTATCAACACATACTATAAATGTTTCAAAAGTATTAGGTACAATAGGAACGTTTGGTAAAATAGAAACTAATTTTACTATAACTCATCCATTAAAAACAACATTGTTAGGTGGAGTTGCAACAATGACAGGATTTTTACTAGATGGAACTAATCAAGTTAATAATCAAACAACAGAAGATTTTGATGGTGAATTGAATAGAATGCAAAATAGAAGTTATGTTTCCGATACATTTGCAGTAGCAAATAGTTCAACATATCTATGGGACTCAACTCAAAGTTTAATGGGAGCAAGTCCAACACATAATAATGGTTTACTTATTTTTAATGGTGAATTGTTGTATCCAAATTCTACTTATTTGACAAGTCAATATGGTATTAATTCTGGTAATTTTGCAGGTATAACACATGGTTATGGAACTAATCCTAATTACTCTTTAGCATCAGGTATTAGACAACATACTAGAAGATTTATATCAACAAATTCAGTAACACAATCTTCATTAATAATTGATATACTACATAGTGGATCAAATTCTGATTTTATAACTATTGGTGGAACTGGTGGTACTGCTTCAGTTAATAACATAAAACTTGAATGTTTGATTAAACGTAGTGTTGGTTCGACACATGGAATTTTTAATCCATTTGCTTCAACAGGAAATCCTGAAGGTATTGCAAATACATCTATTGCTGCTATTCCCGGAGGAACCAGAGTAATATGTACTTTATCAACAGTCCCAAGAATTGCATTGGGTGATTTATTATTCATTAATATAAAAGCATCCAGTGGATGGACTAATAGGATACAAAATATTAGTACAATTAATTTGATTTAATATTTTAAAACATGGCATTAAACGATTCAAATAAAAATAGTATATCATTTAAAAAATTAGTAGGAAAAGCACATACTCAACAAACATTTGCTTTTAATGAAGAATCTATTTCATCAAATATTAGTATATCATGTGCTACAGTATTTGGTGAAACTATTGATCCAACACCAATAACTAATGGACTTACTATACCATATAGCAATGATGGAATTGTTGAAAAAGTTAAATTTGAATTGGAAGTTATTCCTGATACACAAATAGGTACTAATCAATCACAAGGTTATAGAATTAAATTACCTACAGGATATACTGGTTTAGGTGCATTAGGATCAATATATTCTGGTGGTACAATACTTTATAAAGCATTAGGTAGACTTCAGATTGTCCCAAGTTTATATGGAAAATTAAAATCAGATGGAAGTACAGAATATGATCCAATATTATATCAAACAAATGGATCAACAATAATAACAAAATTTGATTCTATTGATTGGATTTTAGATACATATGCAGGAACTATATTTGTACAAAGTCCACCATCTAATTACAATATTAGTGCAGCCAGACCGGGTTATTTAGAAGCATTTTTATATATTGGAAAATATGTTGATCAAATTATTTCTGGAACAACTCCAGCAGTATCCGGTCCAAATTTTTCAGTTCAATGGAGAAATGGAACAGCATTTAGTGGTAGTGGATTTTTTGAATTTATTCCTTCAGCAAATACAGTAACATTAGGTACTAGAACAAGTGGAACATTTGGTAGATATAGTTTATCTATTGGTTCAGGAAATACTGTAAGTGGAAATAATAGTGCAGCAATTGGTGCTGGCAACAATGCAAGTGGATTAAATTCATTAGCTATAAATTCACAAACTTCGGCAGAAGGAGTACAATCATTTGCTGGTGGTTTTGGTTTAACATCTAAAAAAATAATATCAGCAGGTGCTAGTGCATTTAATTTCTCAAGAAATACATCTTCACAAATTAGTGGACATGGTGCAAATGCAGATGAATCTGTAATACTTGGTGGTCGAAATAATAATATATCAAGTCTTAATATTGGTTCGGTAATAATAGGTGGAAATGCTATTAAATTAAACAGCAGCGGATATACTTATACAACAGCAGTTCAAAATTTAGCAATTTTTGGTCCAGTTAGTGGAGGTACTAGTGGTGATACATTTCTTGTAATTGATAATACAACTAAAAAAGTTAGAGGTAGAACAACAAGTGAGGTTATTGGAAATATTGCACAAGCACAGGGACCATTTTATTCTATTCAATATAATAAAAATGGTGGTTTTAGTGGTCAAACAGAATTTTATATAGATGAATCTCAACGTGCTTTAACATTAGGTAGTAGAGATGGTTCTATTGGTGTAAATTCATTTGTTATTGGTGGAAATTCTACTGCTAGTGGGAATTATTCATTTGCAATAGGAGATAATACAATATCAAGTAATAAAGCTTCTATTGGGGGCGGTACAAATACAACAGTAAGTGGTGCTAATTCTATAGTATATGGTGAAAGTAATATTTTAGGTGGAAATAGATCAATAGTTTTAGGTTATAATAATACTGATTTAGCTAATGATAGTGCAATAATTGGTGGATCAGGAAATACAGTTTCATCAGGTAATACTGGAATTGTTTTGCTTGGAGTAAATGATTTAACAATAACAGGTAGTTCATATAGTAATACAACATTAGTTGATCAATTTGCAATTTTTGGATCACTTACTACTGGAACAACAGGTGATACTGTATTAGTTATTGATAGTACTACTAAAAAAATAAAAACTGTTTCTCAAAGTAGTATTGCTATTACTGGTATAACTACAGTAACAGCAAATAATGGTTTAACTAAAGTTGGTAATAATATCTATTTAGGAGGTCAGTTAACAGGATCAACTACTATAGGTCTTACAGATAACAACTTAATATTTACTGCCACAACTGGAACACTTCGTTATGGTGGTGATTATTCTGGAAATTATAATATAAGATCATTAGTTGATAAGGGATATGTAACAGGCATAACAACAACCTTAACAACTACAGCGAATAATGGAATAACAAAATCAGGTCAAAATTTCAGACTTGGAGGAACATTGACTGGTAATACTATTATTGATGGAAATAATAAAAATTTATATTTTAGATTTTTAAATACTGGTGGTACATTTAATGTCAGTGGTTCAACTGGGTATAACTTATCATTCGATCCAATAAATAAAAGATTCATTGCTGGTAATGATTGTGTTGTTACTGGTGGTTCAATTAATTTTACTTTTGGTGATACAAATACAAATGATGGTGTTTTTGGTTCAGCAATGTTTGGTGAATTATCATACATTGATCCTAATGTTGGTTCAGCATTGGCTGTTGGTGAGGCAGTGTGGATCAGAGCTTATGGTGGTAAAGCATTTGGTAGAGGATCAAGGGTAAATTCTAGTGGTAATTTTTCATTGGTAGGTGGTGGTTATACTGTTGGAAGTACTAACCCCAAAACAAATGATAAAGTACCACAAACAAATGGATTTGGTTCTTTTGGATTTTATAATACTGATGGTGGACAAACAGATAATCATGGTGCTCTTGCTGACTATTCTGCAATACTTGGTGGATTAAATCATAATATACCATCATCATCAATTAGATCAGCAATTTTGGGTGGTGATGCAATAAAAGTTAATACTGGTGTTACTAATACTGTACATTTTCCAAAAGTTAGATTTGGATTAGGTAATAATGCAAATATTACAACTAATAATACTAATAATAATCTTCTTGTAAGAAATTCAACTACTGGTGAAATTGAAATACGTGATGCTTCAACTATTAGTGGTGGTACTGGTAATCAAAATATATATTCAACAAAAACTATAGTTAGTGGTAATACAACATTGACTAATAGTGATTTCGTTATATTTTGTCAATCAAGTGTAACATCAATAACATTAACATTACCTATTGCTCCTGTTGATGGACAAGTTTATAAAATTAAAGATGTTGATAATGCTCTAGTTAATAACATTACAATTGATGGTAATGGAAAAAATATTGATGGAAGTAGTACTGCATTAATTAATACACAAAAAGGAGGTATAGAAATAGTATTTGATCAAACATTAGATGGATGGTATGTATTGAATTTTGTAGGATAATTTTATTTTTAATTTTTATGAAAAAATGAGTTTTAAAACAAAACAAGAATTAGGTTTAGGAAAATTTATACAAGAAAGTGGTTTTACTTTAAATTTATCTGGAACTACTATTGTATTTGGTAAATTACAATATGATAGTTCAGTATTGATAACTGGATCAACACAAGTAACAACTAAATCATATGTTGATAATAAATTATTAACAGGATCAACTGCTAATAATGGTATAAATAAAATTGGTAATAATTTTAGATTAGGTGGTGCTTTAACTGGAACAACATCAATAACTGGTGCTCAGATATTAAATTTAGGTACTACTGGTTCCAGATTATCACAATTTAATGCTAATGCTTCAGGTATTATTGGTATAAATAGCAGTACTAGTAATGTTAATATTAGCTCAACCGTTGGTTTTGTTAACATTACATCAAATAATTCATCATCTAATGGTATATTAATACAATCACAAAACACATTAGAAATTAATGGTAAAACTATTAGTATGAAAGGTACACCTAATAGTTTAGCTGGTATTACTATTTTTGGTAGTACTATTGATTCAATGATATTATCTACTGGTGATGAATTAACTATTAGTGGTCAAGCCGGATTTGAAGGTGCTAAATATGATGTTGATTATTCTTCTGATTTTGGACCAAGATCATTAGTCGATAAAGGTTATGTAACTGGTTTAACTTCAGGACTTACTCTTACAGCAAATAATGGTTTAACAAAAATAGGTAACAACATTAGTTTGGGTGGAACATTAACTGGTAATACTACCATTTCAATGGATCAATATAATTTAATTTTTGAACCATCATCGAATTATCAATTACTAGGTTTTGGTACTAATGATTTTCCACTATCTAATATTGAGGCAAGAACTGGTGGTGCAGGTAGCCAAACTCAATTTAGAGCAGTAAGTGGTAGTTCAATATATTTGAGGAATTTTGATGCTGTTGCAAATAATTCCGTTGGTGAAATTGCTTTGACTGATAATACAGTGTATAGTGGATTAACACTTTTTAATTATGATGGGTATAATACTCAAATAAGATCATTAAATTCTGGTTTTACTACTAATCATGAATTAAGATTTACCACAAACAATGTTAAATTTTATGATAATAAAACAATAAAAACTGGCATTGAATATAATGCAGATTATACAACTGGGTTTACTAGTTTATCATTAGTACATAAAGGATATGTTGATAATAAAAATAATACAATTATTGGTATTACTGCAAATACCTTACTTACAAATTCAATTGATTATGTTTTAGTAAATTCCTCATCATCAGGATTGACTGTAACATTGCCATCAACACCAGATAGTAGTAAAAAAATAACGGTTAAAGATAGAACAGGTAATGCATTATCAAATAATATAACAATTGACGGTAATGGAAAAAATATTGATGGAGTATCAACAGCTTTAATTGATACTAATCGTGGTTCACTACAATTTATATATAGTGATGAATTTGATGAATGGTATATTATAGGATTTTTAAATTAAAAACAAGATATGTCAACTAAAATAATTTTAGATAACTCAAGAATTAATCAATCAACAGGTAATACAATTTCATTATCTGGTGATACAATAATTTATGGAAATATTACATATCCAGATAATTATAGTATTACTTCAGATAGATCATTAGTAAATAAATTATATGTAACTAATGCTATCAGTACAGGTCAAACAAATACATTAATAAAACACATTACTGGAACTACATATTTAATTAGTAATTCAGATAAAAATTATAGCATATATGTTGATGGAATATCAAATACTGATATTTATATACCAGATAATGTTGATAGCGGATTAACTTTCACGACTATCCGTTCAATAGGTGCTGGTACTGTTAACCATATTGCTACTGGTACATCGGTTTTAAATTCAATTAATAATGCAACAGACATTCAAGTTGAAAATGGTGCAGCTACATGGCAATATATTGGTAACAGTAACTGGTATGGATTTGGTGCATTAGGAGCTAGTAGTAGTGGTTCTACAGTAACTGCTAATAATGGTTTAACTAAAGTTGGCGATAATATTAGATTAGGTGGAACATTAACTGGTAGTACAACTATAGAAGGTGGTAATGCTAGTGGTTTATTTTTAGTCAACTTTGATTCTTTTAATATTACTACTACTGGTGCGAGTTTATATATTGGTAATGGTTTTACTGAAAACATTAGTACTAACGAGGGACTACTTAATCTTGTAGCAGGTGATGGTGTAACAATAACTAGTACAAATGGAGCTGGTTCAAGTTGGGTTGTAGCACCTCAAGGTGCTATTTCTGGTGGTGAAAGTTTATTGATTGAATATCCAGATATAAACATATCAGCAGATAACTTTTGTAAAATTGGAAATCAGACCAATAACAACGCTATTCATCAATCAATATCAGGAACTAACATCACAGTATTTACTGGTTCAAGCAGCACATTTAGTATTAAAAATGGATTGAATACAATATTTAGTATTAATGAATCTGGTGGTACATCTTTAAATCTTGGAAGTGATGCAACTAATGATATTTTTTATAGAAAAAGTAATGGTAATCTAGATAGGCTTGCTGCTGGTACAGGTAATACAGTGATGATGTTAAATAGTGCAGGTACATCATTACAATATTCAAAAGTAGGAACAAATAATATTGCCAATAATGCCGTTACCTATGGTAAGATGCAAAATACTACTGGCGGTACATCTATTCTTGGTCGTAGTCCAAATAGTGCTGGGGCATTAGCAGAGATAGCTGCAAGTACAAATGGACATGTATTGAAACGATCTGGAAATTCGTTGGTTTTCGGTATTGTTGAAACAGTGTCGTTTACTGTAAGCACTTTACCAAGTGCAAGTACAGCCGGGCAGATGATTTATGTTAGTAATGAATCTGGTGGTGCAGTAATAGCATTTTCAGATGGAACCAATTGGAGACGTGTAACTGATAGAGCAATTGTATCATGATGAAATTTGGAATTATACAATTTGGGAAAAATTTTCAAATTTCTACAGTTATTAATCAACGACCAGTAGCAAATAATATATTATTATCAAAAAGTGGTAGTACTTACAATGTTACATGGGATTATTTTGATTTTGAAAATAATATTGAAGATGCTCCATTACCAATATCAGTATGTTCATATAATGGTATACTTGCAGTTAATCAAACTTTAACTGGTTCACATACATATAATCAAGTTAATGGAACAATTGAAGGTAATACAAAATATAAATGGTATAGAGCAGATGATAATTCTGGTACTAATGAAATATTAATTGGTACTAATCAAAATTATACATTAACATCATCTGAATTGAATAAATATATTAAATATGAAGTAATACCTGTAACAATTGGTGGTACTACAGGAAATAGTATAACTACATCGTACTCAACTAGTCCTGTAACAGCAGGTTTGGTTCAAAGAAAAATATTAATAAGTTTTGGTCCATCAACAAAACCATTAGTTACTGGTTTTATAGATACTTGGAACCATGCACATACTGATAATCCTGATCAAACATATAAATTATTAAATCTTAAACGTAGTGATGGTACTACAACAAGTATAGGTCTTAAAGTTGATTTAGCAATGACAGATAATCCTAGTGGAGTAAACACTGGAAATAATAGTGGTGTTTTTCCTGATAATGCTATGAAACAAATATGGTATAGTACAGGAACCAGAGGATTTTCATTAACTGGTTTATCAAATACTACACAATATAATGCTCGTATATTGGCTGGTACTTCAACGGCAGGAGTAAATCAATCAATAATGACATTTGCTGGAGAACAAAACTCATTATTAGATTGTCATAATAATACAAGTACAACACTTAATTGGACAGGAAAATATCCAACAAGTGGATCAATTGCAGTTAGAGTTATTGATGGAACAGGGATAAGTCCAATAAACTGTATGGAATTAACTTGGCTTGAATTACCATAAAAATAATTTTTAAATAAATTTTTTAATAGGTGGCTACAACATATTTTTATAATAAAGGATTTACTATTGATGGTGTAAATAAAGTTACATATGAAGAAAATGAACGACTTCAATTTCGTCTTAATTATTTATTAAATAAATATAGGCAAGTTAATTGGGAATTTATCAATTCTAATACTAATGAAATAATTGCAACAAGTAACGAAATAAACCCTTTGTTGACTTTTAATTTTGCTGATGGTATAAATGGTATTGATGTACGTCTTACAATTGATTTTGGTATACATAGAACTTTATTTTATAAAAGAAGACGTATTATGATAGTTCCAGACACTTCAACTGCAGTTTGGAGTATATCAAATTTAACATCTCCACCAACTTATCAAGGACATAGTTTAGTTACAGCATTTGGTAGTCAACATACAATTGATGGTAAATATTTTAGACCGGGTGATATAATTCATATTACCGGAAATTTATCTTCTGAAAGAATAAGATTTATAAATTTTAATGGTGTAAGTGGTAATCCAATTATTATTACAACCAATAATGATACACAAAGATTAATAACAAAAAGTAATACAACACAAGATGATGTTTTTCAAATAAGAGATAATTGTAATCATTTGTGGTTTTATGGAAAAAAAGATATTAATGGTAATAGAAGTATTAAACTAATTGATGGTGGATTTTCAGCACAATTGTTTAATGGTATGGCTAATTGTTGTAATGATATACGTGTGTTTGGTTTAGAAACATATAATGCTAAATCTACTGGTATTAAAATGAAATTAGATGCAGTAAATCGTCATACAGGTGCATTTGATGATTGTTTTGTCTTTGATTGTTTAGTTCAGAAATCAGGAAATGAAGGATTTTATGAAGGCTATTTTCAATATAATTGGGATTCAGGTTTTAATGGTGGTGATTATCATCATGTAATGAAAAGATTAAAAGTATTTGCAAATATTGCCAGAGATTGTAAATGGGATGGAATACAAGTATCATCCTGCAATGAAGATACTGAAGTAGCTTATAATGTTAGCATTAATAATGCAAGTATATCTGACAATAATCAGAATTTTGAAATAGTATTAAATAGTGGTTTTGCTGGTCAATGTTATGGTAATGTAATAATTAATACAATAACAAAAGGAGGTTTACAATTATTAGCAAATAAAAATGCTTATGTATATAATAATCTTATTTATTGTCCTTTAGCTCAAAATGGTATCTTCTTGCATAGAACAGATAACCCCAATTTTTTAGGTCCAAATGGTGATTCATATTTACACAATGATCCAACTGCAAAAATTTATATTTTTAATAATACAATAGTTTCATTACAAGATACATTATATATGTTAAATGAAAAACCAAATAATGTTGGACTTGTACCTGTATCTGCATTAACATTTATTAATAATGCTGTTTATTATGGTGGTGGAGCAATAGAAGGACAATTGAGATATAATGAACCTACTGGATTTAGTCAAACTATAGTAGTTAATAATTATGTTTCTACAACATTAAATGGTCTTGGTGTAAATGTTAGTACTGGAACATCAACCTGTGATTTTGCTAATAATTCTGTTGTTCCTACAACACTAGGAATTGATTTGAGTAACTACATTGATGTAACAAAATTAAAATTACCAATTTTTACAGATATCAATGATCAATATATTCCAATTAAAGGAATATGGCATCCCGGTCATAGTTCAAGAATAAAAGATCATGAAATTATAAATGAACCAGATATAACAAAAACAATGATTCAATGGTATCAAACTAATGATGTTACTAGAGTTAAAATACCTGAAGCATATGGTTTTGAATTTAAAACTTATAAATTAATTGATAATTCATCATTAAATAAAAAAATTGCTAGTATAAAACCAATTGCAAAAAATGGAAATAAAATTGGAAATGAAAAATTTTCAGACAATTCTATTAATTGAATAGTATTTATAAAAAAATTTGAAATATGGAATATGATATAACAAATTTTGGTGGAAATAGAATTGATTCAATACCTGTAGAATACACAAAATTTAATAATAGTGATGAACCATCAAGAATTGATGAGATAAGTGATACATTATTATATATTGGATATACTAGAGCATCAATTGCTGATGAAAATGCACCTATTTGGAAAATAAAAAGAGTATCTAAAATAGGTAGTATTTGGACAATAGCATATGCAACTGGAACTGATTTATATTCTAATATTTGGACAAATAGATTAACAATAACATATAATTAAATTATTATGGATTTAAATAATAACATTACACATTCAGTAATAGAATATTATCCTAATCAACAATCTTTGACTCAAGATCAAACAGGTGGATGGATAAGAAAATATACCTCTGGTTCAGATACTTATTTTGGTTTTGCTAATTTAGGTTCTGATCCTGCTGCTGCAGTTTGGAAAATTAGAAAAGAAACACTTACTGCAGGAGAAACTGTTGTTAAATATGCAGATGGTGATTTAAATTTTGACAATATATGGAATAATAGAGCTAGTTTAACATATAAATAATTTTGTGCCATTAGCAATTGATAAATTAACAGGAAAAGTATATTTATTTGATTTTCCTACAACAAGTGGAACTACTAGTGGTGGAACATATCAACAAGTAAATACATATAATGATTTACCAACTCCCGGTTTACATGTTGGTAAAATTTTTGTCGTTTTAGTTTCAACAGGTAGTTTTCTTTTAAATAGAAAAGAAGCTGGTTTATATATATCAAATGGTGTTAGTTGGAAAAGACTTGGTGATATACCATCATTTTTTAATGATAACAATTTTAGATTATTTAATGATAATGACAATACAAAACAGATAAAATTTCAATTATCTGGAAACACTACTAATGTTACACATAATATCGTAATAAGAAATGATAATGATGAAACTATAGCATATTTAAGTGATTTAGATTTATTTAAAGATGAAATTAATGCTTATACTGGAGCAACAGATATAATAATAAATGATATTTATGATAATATTAATTATATTTCTGGTGTTACAGAAACTAAATTAAATATTACATTATTTAATTCTTATACTGCATCTACTGAAAATATATTAGATGATTTAAATCAGGATATAACATATTTATCTGGTCAAACTGATAATAAGTTAAACAAAAATATTTTTAATTTATATACTGGAACCACTGCCTCATCAACTTATGTTTTAAAAACAACATTTTCTAATTTTACTGGTAATACTGCGATACAAAGTGCAAATAATGGTTTAAATAAAATTGGAACAAATGTTAGATTAGGTGGTACATTAAGTGGTAATACATTAATTACAACTGCTTCTGGATCAAAATTAGAAATAGCAGGATTTCCAATTAATTATACAACAGATTTATCTGCTAATTTTACTTCAAAATCTTTAGTTGATAAAAATTATGTAACCGGCATAACAACAACCTTAACAACTACAGCAAATAATGGAATAACCAAATCAGGTCAGAATTTTAGATTGGGTGGATCATTAACTGGATCAACAACCTTAACAACCTCGTCTTTAAATACTTTATCAATTTCTGGTTATCCAATATTATATGGAAGTGATTTATCATCTAGTTTTTCAAATAGATCATTGGTTGATAAGGGTTATGTTACAGGTATTACAAATACTTTAACAGTAACAGCAAATAATGGGATAACAAAATCTGGTCAGAATTTCAGACTTGGAGGAACATTGACTGGTAATACTACAATATTAAATAATAACAGTGATTTTAATATTAATTATGTTGATTATATACCATCCAGTACTCAGCCAACATTTAAAGAAGGACGAGTTTTTTATGAAACAACTACACATACTTTTTGTTATTATGATCAATTTTCTGGTACAACGGTAAATATTGGTTATGAAAGTTTGATACGTGTAAGAAATAATACTGGTTCACAGATTAATAATGGTCAAGCAGTCTATATTTCAGGTGCAATTGGACAAACAGTAACAATTGCACTAGCACAAGCTAATGATGAATCAATAATAGAAAAAACAATTGGTTTAGCGACACATGATATACCAAATAATAGTTTTGGAAAAGTATGTGTTTTTGGTTTAGTTAATGATATTAATACTAGTTCATATAATGAAGGTGATAGATTATATGTATCGGCAACAGTTGCAGGTGGATTAACATCAACACCACCAGTAAGTCCAAATGCAGTAAAAAGAATTGGTATTGTTCAATATAGTCATATAGTTAATGGTAAAATTTTAGTTAGTCCGGGAAGTAGTTTAGATAATGATAATAATTTAGGTACTAATCAAGAAATAGGTGCAACACAAAATGCAGTAAAAAGTTATGTTGATAATTCAATTGGAGTAGTCTATTCTAATGAAACTGGTGCAGTAAAATCTGTAGAAAGTAATATCGACATTGTTGGTACAGGACAAATTATTGTTACCAATGGCAGCAGTGTTTTATCAGGTATTAGTACAACCTTTACCGATTCAACATCTGGAATTGGTGTTGGATATTGGTTTCAAGTATGGTTTAGAGATTCTGCAAATACTTTATTTAGAATAGTGCTTGCAAGTATTACTAATAATACTACAGCAACTATATCTGCTGTTTACAATACAAATGATATACGTAATGGTCAGCAGTCCAATCAAGGTGCCAATTATAATGGAGTTAGTGGTACATATAGCTATTATGTTGTTCGGAATGTTGCTGAAGATTTATTCAGCCTTGCATTTGGTAATAATACATATGCTAGAAATTTTGGTTTAGCCATTGGTGGTAGTGTATCTGCTACTGGTCAAACATCATTTGCATCAGGCAGATTTACATTAGCGGGTGGTGACCAATCATTCACACAAGGTAACTTGACAAAAGCAAGCGGTAATAGAAGTTTTGCTGGTGGTTTTGGTAATATTACTGGTGGTGATAAACGAGTATTAGCATCAGGTTTACAGGCTTTCAATTTCTCTGAAAACAATTCATCTCAAACTGTTGGACATGGTGCTTTGGCTCAAGATTCAGCAATATTAGGTGGATTGAATCACAATATCCCTTCAAATAGTTTACGTTGTGCCATTATTGGAGGTAACTTAATCAAAGCCGTTGCTGCTGTTAATGATACAGTATATTTACCGTTAGTAAGAATAGGACAAGGTACAGGTGGTGCATTGACATCTGGTAGTACTAGTAATGATTTATTGGTACGTAATATTGGTGGTATAATTCAAACAAGAACTGTCACATCTGTTTTAGCAAATTTAACTGCTAATAATGGTATTGTTAGATCAGTTAATAATTTTAGATTAGGAGGTAGCTTAACTGGTTCAACAACAATAGATGCTACTACTTTTGGTTTTATACAAACAGGTACAACAGGACAATTTAATGTTGGTAGAACTACCGGTTCAATTAATTTACAATCAAGAAATTCAGTTACACTTAAAGGATTTTCAACTGCAGGAATAGAAAGAACAACATTAAAAATATCTGCTACTGGTACAACATTTACTGATAGTAGAACAGGTACTACTGCAGTTGGTATGCAATATACATCAAATTATGGTAGCAATTTTGGTGTACGTTCAATAGTTGACAAAGGTTGGGTGACTGGTTATACACAATTATATAAATATAATTCAGGATCAGCACCAACATTAGTAACTGCAACTAAAACGTTTGTTGGACAAGCAACAACAAATTCTTCTGGTGTAGCAACATTCAATATAACACAAAATGGAACAGCAACAGGTACTTCCATATTTTCAACAATTTATAATGTTCAAGTAACTGCAGAAAATAATACTAGTTCGTTAACAGATGTCCCATTAGCATCATATAAAACTACAACAACATTACAAGTTTTAACTGTTAATGTTGTAAATAGTGGAACTAGTACTGCTGAAGGATTAGAATTTGTTGGAGCAGGTATAAATGTTCATGTGCTAATATTTGGTATTTAATTAAAAAACAATTATGAATTTTTTTATTAAGCAAAATAGTACTTATCCAATCCTTGAGTTTCAGATGACACAAGAATTGATGGAAAAACACAATATTACTGATGAAATGATGGAAAATGTTGGAGTCACATTTTCAATGTATAATTTAGAAGATGGATTATATAAAATTGCCAATAATGAAGCTACACTTAAAATTGTTGATAATAGTGAATTATTTAATTTAGATGAAACACCATATACATTACAATATTCGTTTAAAGAACGAGATACAAGACAATCTGGTGTTTTTATTGGAGAATTTAAATTGGATTTTCTTGATTTTTGTGGAAAAATGACTCTTCCTAATGATGAAACAATTCAAATAATTATTAATAATTCTATCACAAAAACCACAGTTATTTAAATTTTTAATTAAAATTGAATATTTCTGATTTTTTATTTATGTTTGTCTTTTCATAATAAAATGTCAGAAAATACCCAATTGATGATAAAATGTGAAAGAATTGATAATAAATCACATTTTAAACTCATTTTTAATTACAATGCAGATTTGATTGCTAAGATCAAAGAACTCCCAAAAACTGATCGCATTTGGGATGGTGATGAAAAAGTATGGCATTTAAGTACAAAATCATTATATCATTTAATTTCTTCATATAAAAGAACTGATGGGTTATTTTTTAAATTTAATGATGATGATCGTGCTTATTTTGTAACTCAAATTCAAAAATTGAAAGAAGAAGATGAGGAAGAAAAACAATTAATTAAAGATATTGAGAAAAAGAATAAAGAAAATTTAAAATATAAAGATTATTTAGAAAAGAATGCTAAATCATTAGAATCTAAAGTTTTATCTGTACTTAAAGATAGTAATAATTTAAAATTATATCCTCATCAAGTAGTTGGTACTTTATTTTTGGATAAAGTGAAAAATGCATTGATCTCACTAGAGATGGGCCTAGGTAAAACTGCAATTGCTATTGCACATTGTGAACTTCAAAATTTTAAAAAAGTATTAGTTATTACTCCAAATAGTTTAAAATTTAATTTTTTTGATGAAGTTGAAAAATTTTCCTTTTCTAAACCACATATTTTAGGAAATAAAAAAAATTTTTTTTCTGCTGAAGAAGCTAAATATATTATTATTAATTATGATTTTTTTAGAAACTCTAATTTTAATGATATTAAAAATAAATTAGAAAAGTATTCAATCATTATTAAAAATTTTGATAGTGTTGTATTTGATGAAAGTCATAAATTGAAAAATACAAAAAGTAACACTGTTAAAAACATAAAAAAAATATTAAAATTAGCAAAGCCTGAAAGTAAAGTTTTTTTATCAGGCACACCTACCCCAAATCGCGCATTTGAGTTGTATTCTGTTATGCATGAAATTGCACCATTGGAATTTCCAACAAAAAAAGATTTTTATTCATTTTGTGGAATGCATTATAATATTCATACTGGTTTATGGGAAACAGATTTAAATGAAACAAAATTTGAAGAACTTTTTCATAAAATTTCTCCTCATGTTTATAGAAAACGAAAAGATGAAGTATTAAAAGATTTACCTGATAAGATTTATCAAAAAATTTCAGTTGAAATGACTGAACGACAAAATAAAGAATATCAGGCATTAGAAGAAAATATCGTTGTTGATTTTATGGGTCAAAAGATAACTTTTGAACAGAATCCATTAACTAAAATAATTGAATTAAGAAAATATACTGCTAAAGTTAAATTAGAAGTAATTTCTGAAATATTGGAAACATTAATAGAACAAAAAGAAAAGGTTGTTGTTATTGATGTTTTTAAAGAACCATTATATAATTTATATGAGAAATTTAAAGATGTTTCAGTAATTCATACTGGTGATCAAAGTGTTGATGAAAGAAATGAATCAAAAAGATTATTTCAAGACCCTAATTCTGAAATTTATTTGTTTTTTGGTTCTGCACAAACATGTAATGCTGGTTTAACATTAACTGCAGCTAGTAAAATGTTTATAATAACATCACCATACTCTGTAGGTGATTTTGATCAAATTGCTGATAGGTTGCATCGTATAGGTCAAAAAAATACTGTTTTTATTTATGTACCTATAGTTACTAATAGCATTGATGAAATAGTATTCGATATCATTGAAAGTAAACGTTCTGAAATTTTACAAGTAATAGATAATGAAGTCTATAAATCTAATGTTAGTGAATCTTTCAGCAAAGAACTTTTAACAAAATTAAAAGAAAAATATATTAATAAATGATACCAAATTCGTATAAAAGTATATCTCACATTTTTGAATGTTATGGTTATTACGATTATCTTGATCCAGATATTTTGAATGAAACAAGATTTGATATTTGTAATTATCTTTTGAGTAAAAAATATTCTGAAACAGATATTAAAAATTATTTGAATGTTAATATTGTTGCAAATAGAAAAAAAGATAAATATAAATTAATTGCATTTAATATTATTAGTGCATTATGGATGTGTGATGTTTTTCCTAAAAATTTAGAAGTTGTTATGAAGAACAATATATATGAAACAAAAGATAAAGTATACACATTTGATAAAAAAAATTATAAGCTTAAAGTCGCATTGAAATGAGTGAAGTAAAAACAGATGTAAACTCAACAATTGAAGAAATACAAGGTTTTTTTGATGGTAATGGTACAATACAACATATTGTTAATATTGAAACATATTATCATAAAGCAATAGCTGATTGTTTTATACAAAAAGATGATGGTACTATGGAAATAACTAAAGTACCTTATATTAACTTTTTATATATAAAAGATTATAAAAAATTAGGTTTTAATTTTTATAATAATGATGAATATAAAAATGATGTAGCAAAGAAAAAATATGGTATTGATGTTGTTAAATTAAATACTGGAAATCATCCTCGTCTTGAAAATGGATATGTGTATAAAATATCTAGTACAAAATCATATAATTCGATAACTTCTTATTTAAAAGATGGTGGAATTGATTTAAATGAAATTAAAAAAAACACAAAAGATAAAAATGATAGTTTAGTATATTCTCTTAAACTTCAGGAACAATTTTTTATATCAACAGGCAATAGATTATTTAAAGGTTTTGAAGAATATAAAAACATAAATAAATTAATATTTGACTTCGAGACTACTGGTTTAAATCCAAATACTAATAGATTAATTCAAGCCGGACTTAGAAATAATAGAGGATTTGAATATATTTTGGAAGTAAGTAAAGAAAATGATGATTTATCTGAAGCTAAAATAATCAAACAATTTTTTTATTCTTTATCAAAATTAAATCCTGCAGTTATTGCTGGTTATAATTCAGAATTATTTGACTTTGATTTTATTGTTAAAAGAACTGAAATTTTACAAAATCGTGAAGTAAATATCGGTTGTAATATTACAACATCATATAATACAAAAAAATATGAATATGATATTGGAAATAATAAAACTTTTATTATTGAAAGAAAGGCAAATTCAAGTGTTAAAATTGGTGGTAGTACTGAAAAATATACTGCAACACATACTTGGGGTTTTTCATATATTGATATTCTTCATGCTGTTAAAAGAGCTGCAGCAGTAAATACTAATATTAAACAAACATCTCTTAAAGAAATTTGTAAATTCTCAAAGATTGCTAAGAAGGATCGAATGTATATTAAGGGTGATAAGATCAATAAATATTGGAAGGAAAATAAAATATTTACAATAGATTATGAAACTAATACATATAAAATTTTGCCAAACAAATTTCAACAAATTGGAAGAGATTTATTGAATGCACAAAAATATGATAAAGAAAATGATAAATATTTTATTGATACTGAAGTAAAAAAGAAAGTTTTTACAGAAAATAAAGAATTTTTAGAATATATAAGTGAAGTATCTAAAGAAATAAAAAAATTTAAATTTATTTCAGGTAAAGAAATAGTTAATAAATATTTATTAGATGACTTGTGGGAAACAGAACAAGTTGATGAACGTTTTAATCAAAGTTCATTTCTATTAGCAAAAATAGTCCCAACACACTATTCAAGAATTTGTACTATGGGTAGTGCTGCAATTTGGAACTTACTTATGGTTACATGGAGTTATCAAAATAATTTAGCAATACCATTACCTGATGTTAAAGAAAAATTTCCCGGTGGTCATGCCAGATGTTATAAAAAAGGATGGGCTAAAAATATACGTAAGTTAGATTTTGCTGGATTGTATCCTTCATTACAATTAACATATGATATATTTCCTACGGTTGATATAACTGGTGTCTTAAAGAAGATGTTAACTTTCCTTTCTCATGAGCGTAATAAATATAAGAAGCTTATGAAAAAAGCTGAAAATGATCATGATGAATCTCTTGAAAAATTTTATGATGCAAAACAACAACCATTAAAGGTATTAAATAACTCAATGTTTGGTGCTCTTGGTTCTAACATTGCATTTAATTGGGGTCATAATAATTGTGCTTCCAGAATTACATGTACTGGTCGTTTACATTTAAGAAAAATGATTAAATGGTTTACCAAAAGAGATTGTACTCCATTGCTTGCAGTTACTGATGGTGTTAATTTTTCTTATCCTGATTTTACTACAATTGATATTGATGGAAATAATGTACATACACAACCAATTTCAACAGAACAAGCATGGCAATATAATGGTAAAACTGGAATTGCAGCATTGGTTGAATACTATAATCAAACTGAGTTATCAATCATAAATGGTAAAAAATCATATATAAAAGTTGATGATGATGGTAGTTGGGTTTCAACATTGAATGTTGCAAGAATAAATTATGCTAATTTAACACCTGAAGGTAAATTAAAAATTACTGGAAATAGCATTAAATCCAAAGTAATGCCAGAATACATTGAAGAATTTATAAATAAAGGTTTATTGTTAATTCTCCAAGGGAAAGGTTCTGAATTTGTTGAATATTACTATTCATATGTTGAGGAT